TGAGCATTATTAATTGCAACATTTGCTTGAGTTAATTGTGTTTGAGCCTCTGTCCGTGCAGGTGTTACTGCTGCTACCGCCGTGGTTGCAGTTGCAACTGTGGCAGTTGCGGTATCTATTGTCGCCTGTGCTGCCTGTATTGCAGTAGAGGCTGTTGCAGCCTGTGCTACTTCTGTTGTAATTGCGGTGGCTACTTGAGTAACGGTAGTTGGAGCTTCTGTCATTAAGGGGGTTGCTGTTGCTATAACTGTTGCAGTTGCAGACTCAACGACGGAGGTCGCTGCCGTGACAGCAGTTTGTGCTACAGCAACTTCTGGAGTCTGTGTTGTTGCGGTTACAGGTATTGTTGCAATTGCTGTGGTTACGGCAGTTACTGCGGTAGTAACGTCTTGCGTTACTGTTGCTGCTGTTGCTACAACTGTGGAAACATTTGATACTTCTGCTACGGCAGTGGTGGCTGCTGTGACTGCAGTAGTTACTGCTGCTACCGCCGTGTTAGATGTTGTTACTGCCTGTACTGCAGTCGCAATAGTTACTGTTGCTGTATCTGAGGCTTGTGCTGCTTGTGCTACTTCTGTTGTTGCAGTTGCAATGGCTGTATTTACTGCCTGCTGTGCAGGGCTTACAACAACCTGCTCTGAAGGCGCTGGAGGCTCATTAGCATTAGCAAAGTTAGGGCTAAAAAGGAAAAGCCAGCCAATTATAAAAAGGCTGGTTAAAAAATACTTTAACTTTCTAGTCAACTAGGTATCTCCTAAGTAATGCAATATTTTTGCTTACTTAGTAATTATACCAGAATGTTAGTTAAAACTAGTTAGGATTATCTGTTTTATAAAAGCCATTGCCTTTAAACTGAATACCAAATGGAGTAAAACTTCTAGTCATTTCTGAGTTACACTCTTCACATCTGTAACCTGGATCTGATTCTGATATTGAACGTGTTACTGAAAGTTGTGCATGTGCATCATCTAACCTACACTTGTATTCATATACTGGCATTACTTACCGCTCTTTTTTCTCTTCTCCGCTAAGGCAACAAAACCTTTGACCTTAGTTTCTCCCATGTATGACCATGCATAACCATCTTCAATCATTTGTTCATTAACAGACTTAGTGTTTCCATCTATATAAACCCACCCTAAAATACGACCATACTTTTCAGAGCTGTCTGGCTTTTCTGTTTTTACTACTATATCAATAGCATCTTTAAATTTGGACTTAAGGTATTCTTTAGATTCTACACCTAAAGTTTTTTCTAACTTATCTTTTGTTCTAGACTCTGGCGTATCAATTCCTGCAAGTCTAAGTCTTTGGGAGTATGAAATATTGAATCCAAGATCGATATCTACATCGATAGTGTCACCATCTACTACTTTTGATACTTGCTTAATTCTATATTCAAACATAATTCCCCTTAAAATAAAAGAGCAGTTTGAGGACTTGCTCAGGTCCATCCTAAGGCGTAACTATTAGCCCGATGTCCCATCCGATGGGACAGTACTATTATACCTTACTTGATTTTAATTGTTTTAGGCTTTTTTTCTTCTGGAACAATGCGATCCACATTAATGTGCAGCATGCCGTCCTTTAGCTCTGCACCAGATACTTCCATATACTCACCTAAGGCAAAAGATCTGACAAACTTTCTACCAGCAATACCCTTGTGAACAATTTCTGCATCTGTAACTTCTACAATTTCACCCTTAATAATAAGTGTTCCATTGTCTACCGAAACATTAATATCTTCCTTGGTAAACCCTGCAATAGCAAGCGAAAGCCTGTATGTGTCTTCATCTAATTTAAGAAGATCATACGGAGGATATGATTGAGAGTTGATTTTGTGTGCAGTATTTAGACGGGCTAGGTCTCTGTTAAAGCCAATAAAAAAAGGATCATTGAATAGATCCATTGCAAATTGTGTTACCATTTTATTCCCCTTTCAAGCGAATAAGTTAATTGGGACCCCTTATGGGCGTCCTGTAACAATTATATCATATTTTATTTATTGTAAAAATATAAAATTTCTTCAAAAATTGACCTGCAGACCTCGATTGAAGAATGCCCACGTTGTTCAATGCGATTATTACCTTCATATAAATAGTTTAATGGATTAACGTTAATAGGAGCATTCTTTGATATGCAAGCATTAATTAAAAATTTTACCCCGTAAGTTTTTTCTAATTCTCCAAACAGACTTATATTTTTAGAAAGCAATGGTTTGTTCAAAATTACTACAGATTTCCCAGCCTTAGCTAGCTCAGTTAATGGTCCTGTAGCCCAATCAGATGTTGAGTTATTGCTAGCATCTATTACAAGATCTGCATCATCAGATAGTAAATCGTTAAAATTAGAGGTATAGTTAGCTGGTGTACTTCCAGAATATTTTGAAACATCTTTAACTAAAACAGTGCTCAAAACAATTTTTGCGCCTTGCTCTTCTTTTAACAGATTAAACTCTTCTTCTCTTTCAGAGTTTATGTCTTCTACAAGCCTGGCCCCTACAAATCCACATCCAATTATTGATACTTTTAAAATTTTAATACCTCCTATTTATTGAAAGCAAAGGTACTGATTACGTACCTTGTCTCGCCTGGTAGAACTGTTGCAACTCCGTGCAGATAATCATCTGTTCCTGGGAAAGTTATAAGTGAGCCAGCTTTTGGCTTTAGTCTAACATCATGTTGTGTAAAATAAATTTCTCCGCCTTCATAGTTATCGTTTAGGTAAATAATAACCGCTCTTTGTAAACTTAGATCGTAACCTTGATCGTGATGTTGTTTTAGCTCTGACCCAGGGTATTGTCTCTGAATTCTTGCAATCTGATTAATTCTATACTTATTATCAAAGACAGCTAAGGTTCTTTTTGTTAGATCTTCTTGTAAAGCTGGAAACTTTATAGCAAGCATTTTGTCGGACCAAAAAGTGTTTTTCTTTGCAATAACTGCATCATATTCTGGGTCGCCTTCTTTAAATTTACCACCCTGTGTAGCTTGTTCTGCGATATCTTGATCATATTGATATGACCAATTTGCATCTGGATTATTTGCAAAATCAAATAAGCTTTTTGTTTCTTCTGGAGTTAAAAAATCTTCTATCAATAAGATATCATTTTTAACGTATACTGGATTAGGCATGCACTTTTCTTTCTATTAATGAAACTGCTAGTTCTCCACCAATTGGAGACCATGCTTCTATTTCGTTATCCATATTTGCTTCGCATTTAGGCAAATAGTAATCTACAGACAAATCAGATGCAGCTCCGCTACTATTTAATCCCAATTCTTTTTCACACTGCACACAAAAAAATTTAGAGCAGTTTACGCAAAAAGGACCCTTGTGGGTGTTGTGGTCAATATATGCCTCATTTACGTCTCCGTTAGGCAGGCGAACCCATTTATGGTTTTCTATACTCATTCATACATTATAGCATTTTATTTATAGCGAAGGAAGGCTCGAATTTAAGCCATGCTATAATATATATATGTTCTATGATAAGCCAGGATGTACCAAATTAACCGAAGGAATATACGTATTCAAAGGATACGTTCCTCGTGAAATGTGCGATAGATTTGTTAAAATATTAGATACATTTAACCCAGACTCTTTTAAAGAAGAAGGTAATGCGATTCCTTGGTATGACGATAAAATGAGTCCCCCAGTTCCTGGAATTATAGATTTGTGGGAGCATGTTTCTGAATTGCTCTACCCAGATTACGTAATTAATCCTCAGTCTCAGGTAATCACATCTAGAGTTGGACATGAAGGAATGTTTCTACATGCAGATAATCCTGGAAAAGATAAAGCTCACGAATTAACTCAGGAAGATACTTATGGCACATGTAGCCTAATTGATTACGGAGTAGTAACATATTTATCTGAATTTGAAGGCGGAGAAGTTTATTACCCAGCTTTTTTACCAGATGGTACATTAAAGCCTAATGCCGATATTGAATGTATGCCTGGAGAACTAATTTATAAGCCAGAACCAGGAGATGTGGTTATTCATGGCGCAGAGGGTCCATACTTTCATGGAACAAAACCAGTAACCAGTGGTGTGAGATACGCCTTCTCTTGCTTTGCAACAAAATACGATATGGCTCCAGGAACTTTTTATAACTATAAGAGCGATAAATATTTTAAGTACGTAAATGATCGATCTGAAGAGTCTATTGGAAGATGGCTTCTTGGAGACCTTTGGACGGCAGATGATGCTCGCAACTGAGCCCAGATTTAAATCTGATCCAAAAACAATTAAACTGTTTGAAGAAATATATTTAATTAAAAATTATTTAGACCCAGAAATGCTATCAATATATAGAGATAAGCTTAATGGATTTGAAGAAAATGATTGGCATCAACATGGTAACTATGAAATTGGTGATATCGAAGAAACTTTTTGGGGAGATAAGTGTAGCCTTGATGTTATAGATAATCAATTTCACGACCCAATATTTAATTATTTTGCTCCAGAATACTGGATGTATCAACACGCTAATTTTGTAAGATTAAAGTCTGGACAATTTTCTGAGATAAATGACAACACTTCTTTTTACATTAATGATAATCCTATTGCATACTACAAAATAGCCTTGTACATTGGAGATTTTGAAGGTGGAGAAATTAATTTTCCAAAACTTAATTTTAAATACAAGCCAGAAGAGAACGACTTGTTAATCTTTAAAGTAGACAAACAATACTCTCATCAAACATTTCAGGTTACATCTGGCACACGATATGCATACATGGATTGTTTAATCCCGCACCCTGGCTACTTTATGCCCTAATACTTGCTGGGGATATAGGATTCGAACCTATGACCTAGAAGTTAACAGCTTCCCGCTCTGCCTGCTGAGCTAATCCCCAAATGCGCCCTTGGCAGGAGTCGAACCTGCGACCAAGACCTTAGAAGAGTCCTGCTCTGTCCTCTGAGCTACAAAGGCTTGTCTAAATTATTTTTCTTTAAGTAATCAATAATCCACTCTGCATTATTGTCTGGCATTTCTATTAAGTTATATTTTATATTATACAATTTACAAGCCGATTCGTAAATATCAACAATCTCTGCTCCATTATTAAAAGAAATTACTTCTGTTCCTGGATTTGCTAAAACGCAATTTGCAGCAGAAGACCCATTTAATATAATAATTCTTTTTGATTCTTTTGCTAATCTTATTTGATCAAAAATACTCATATCTTCAAAGCAATAAACTTCGTAACCCATACTAACCATAAATTCTTCTAATTTTTTTTCATTCTCTAAAGATCTTTCTGGAAAATTTTTTCTCGATATATATATAGATCTAAAAGACACTATTTCTTTATTGTCAATACCCTTTAAATACTTTATCATTGGAAGCAGAGTTTCCGTGGTTTGTGAGCAGGTAGGGAAATATGATATTGAGCTTGGAAATTTATAAAAATCATTGTGCCATCTTTTCATATGAATTTTTTTTATTGAATCATAAAATATATAACCAGAGCGAGCAATCATGTTTTTAAAAAAATCAGAGTCTTTATACGTACACATATATCTAATCTGAGATCTATCTAAAAAATCTTTAAAATGATCTTCTCTGTGAGAGCCTATAGTTTTTTTCCAAGAATAAAATATTTTGTTTTCTTCATCATAATATTCTTTATTGTTAGCAACAAATATCACCGTGAATGCTGGATTAATATTTTTTAAAAATAAAATTTTAGGCATATATTCAAAAAATGTATGAAAATATTTTTCGGCATAAGGAAGAACTAGCACGTCTTGATTTAAGTTTGGCTCAAGGCTTATGTCTGGTATTAATGGGTATTCTCCTTGCTCCATTGGATAAGAAGAGTATTGAATGTTGGGAAACCTTATACAAAATGTGCTTTCGTTAACTGGAAAAATGTCCAACAAATTAATTGTTTGGATTATATTTTTGATAACTTTCCTCCAGAGATTCCACATAGCTTGTCTTTAATTTAAAGACTTCATCAAATTTATCTGGTGTTCCCACAAGCAGTCTTAAATCTATCCTATTAAATTTAAATGGCACAAGTTCTGCAAGGAATTTATAGCTAAAATTATATTTTTTATTTACTAATATTTCTGTAACTATACATCCTGGTTTTGCAACAAATAAACTTGTAAGTCCAGACCCTATAAGACCAGCAACATGCGTGGCATTTCTTATGTAGTTTAATTGATTTAAATAAGACATTCCTTCAAAATTTACTGGGTGGTACCCACGACTAATATAGTAATCTTCAATTTTGTTATTAATTTCTGGGTCTACATACCTAAAAAATGACTCTCTAGTTTCCTGATCTAGTATTTGTTTGCTGTACCTTGTGTCAGCATCCCTTCTAGATATAAAAATTTTTTTATGTGGGACAACTGGATACGACTTTAATTCTTTTAAAAATAAACTTCTCATTTCTGCTATTCCTATATTTCTCCACCATTGATGCTCAAATATATCGCCATTAAATCTATCGCCCTCTGACCAATTCCATCTGGTCCACCAAGCAAATGGAACTCCTGACCAGTGGCTTCCAAGCTGTAAAAATTTATGTTTTGTTTCAGTTAGTAGGCTCATTGGATCCCACACAACATACACTTCATCAAAATGATAATTTACTGTTCTTTCTTTAGGGCAAAAAACATAGTCTTGACCTCCAAAAATTCTCATAATATCTTCAAAATACTTATGGACCTCTATGCCAGTTGTATTTTCATTATGAAAAGATCTAGTTTTAATTTCTTCTAAAAATTCTTTTTTTGTATTTGAAGTAATGTCTGCTTGATATACCCACATTACGTTTATATCTGGAACATGTTTTTTTACATACATGTAAGCAGCAATCTCGTCAAACAAGAAGTGCCATATGTAATATCCAGCACCAATAAAAAATGTTTTGCCTGGAACCTCAACTACCTCATCTCCTGGCGCAGGAGTAAAATTAACATTTTTTAATTTAAATATTTTTCCAACTGATTCTGGAACGTCAACCATTTCAATAGATTCCATTTCAAAGGCAGCTTTTCTTCCGTGCATCATTTCTTCCATTCTTCCAGGCGTCCTTTCACTTCATCTACGTAATCTGTGCATATTCCGTATATATCTCCGCCAATCTGTTCTGTTTTAAGAGCATCTTCACTTACAATAAGCATTACTGAGTTTGGTGTTAAAGGTTTGCCAGGATATGTCCAAAAAATATTTTTGCTTGTTACAGAAAGATCATCTTCTTGGTGCCAAAAATAATTGATGTCTTTTAATTTAAACATGCAGGTCCAAAGTGCTTCTATGTTTTTACAATGAACCCAAAACTTTTCAGCATTTGATTGAATAAAATTTGAGTCTATAGCATAATCAGGACTAGAGTGACCTAAAAATAAATTGTTGTCTGTTACCCATAAATCTAACTCAACATCACAACCATAATCTAAAGCTTTTAGTATATAGTCTGGATGATTTTCTTTATCTAAATTTGGCCCAAAAATATTTCCTCTATGCGCTATAAGCTTCATTGTTTTTCTACTACAACCTTGTCGTTTGTTATTCCAGGAATTTTGACGCAGACAACTTCACAATCAGTTATAAATTCTGGATCTGCTATTTCATACGGATATATTATAAAGATATCTCCTGATAACAGTATCTTGTCTTGAATTTTCATTTGTCCACGCACCATTAAGTTAATTTCCATAACTTTTTCTTGGTAATGGGTAGGCCAAATCTCTCCTTTGTGATGATATTTGTATGAAACTTCACAAGCATCTGTTTGAAAAGCAGCTTGCGGAAAATTTCCTACAAACCAACCTCCGATTGTATCTTCTAACCTAGATAATTTCATAGACCGTACTTGGCCCAATCTTCTGAAAGAAATCCTCCATCTGTAATTAAACTTACTGCAATTGCTCTGTCTGGATCTCTTCTGTTTAACTTGTCATTAATTAAAACTCTAGTTCCACTGGTTACACCCATAATCAAAAGGTCCCAGGAAAGCCCGAGCTCCTCTAAAGCTTTTTCCGTCCCCTGTCTTGCAGACTCTTTTCTTGCAGTAGTTAAAATTACTTTGTGGCCTTTAGCGTCCCACTCATTAAACTTTGCAACTACACCAGCAAGCGCCTCTGATTTATGTTTGCTTATCTCGCTAAACATATGAGCGTGTTTAATTATTGTTCCATCTATGTCACAAAATATTGTTTTAGGTTTTTCTGTGTAAAACTCTTTAACTTTTCCTAAATACAAAGCCACGTCATCTGGAGTTCCTAAATTAATATATTCGTTGTTTGGAATAAAATAAGGATAAACATAATATCCATCATTTACCATCCCGTTTATTGTGTGTGAGATATAAACTTCGTCTGAACCATCATTGTTTAATAGTGCTTCGGCAGACTTTACAAAATCAGATCCTTTTGCCCAATAATGAAATCCGACCATTGCATGGTCTGTTATGGGATCTTTTTCTACTAACTTAGTTACTTTATTATCTACAATTTCTGCATATCCATGTTTAGGGCTTCTAGATTTAAACAAAACTACTGCTGAATCACATCCATTATTTGTTACTGTATTTACAAATTCTTCCGCATCCCAATCAAGTATTTGATCACAATTAGCGTTATAAAGTGGATTATCATTGTCAATATATTTTTTAGCAAACATTACGGCATCTGCAGCACCACGGTGTTTAACATCAACTTTTATTTCTATACAATCTGGAGCACACGATTTTAATATATCTGTAAGTTGTTGATTATATTTTTCATTTTTATATTTCTTAGTAATAAAAATAAATCTTCCAGGAATTCCAATTGTTGTTACTGCGTGTTCAATTAAAGTTTTTCCATCAACCACAATAAGAGGCTTAGGCACATCGTATCCAAAATCTGCAAAGCGTTTGCCTTCTCCCGCAAGCGGGATAACAATATTATTCATCTTTTCCATCTATAAACCATATACCTTTATCTTTTATGTCTTCTGCCGCTTTGGGAGAAAGTTTAAACGTTGCCTCTAAATTTTCATTATACTCGACTTCAATTAATCCTTTTTCATACAAATCAATTAGCTGTTTGTCTACGTATTCTATATGAGCTTGCCATAAATCTGGAGCCAATTCTTTAGCCTTTTCGGTAACAGAAAGTATTAATTCACCGTTTGAATCTACTCCTTCAATTGATATAGCACCAATTTCGATATAGTGGCTTAGCTTTGAGTCATAGTCCATAGAGTCATCCATATGTTCATTATATATCCATGAATATTTTTAGTCAACAGGGATTTCTTTTATTCTAGAAACGATTATATCTGCAACATGTGAGTGCCTATGAGCTCCCCAGTGGGCATGGTCTATGCCATGCTCCCTATCCATTCCAAATTCAAATAGGGTTCCGAGTGAGTCACGCATTTCTTTATGACAGTTTAAGTCATCTGTATAGTTGTCTACCATGTTGTCATAATCTGGAATCCATTTGTCCATATTAATATTAAATATATTAGGGAAATCTTCAAACTGAGACATAATATTATATTGATCTTGGTCCCAAGTAGTCCACTCAAACTTTATCCCCGCTATATCACAATACTGTTGTAACATTAATATTAGTTGAGAAGAATAAAAATGAGGTATCTCTGGAACAATAACTTCTTCTGCTATATGAGGTTGGGCAGAAAGTTTTAAGCCAGATAAATTTCCAGGTATATGTGCATTTTGTAAAAAATTTCTTTGAAGCCATGCCGTTAAATTATTGCTTCTGTCTGTAATATCTTGCTTTGTTACCTTTCTTTGAACTCCAGTAATAAACCCTTTAACGTTTGTTGGAAATTCCATTCTTCCAAAATCTGGGTATACTGCGTATAGATATTTTGGATGTCCATATTTTTTAAAATAGGCAAATGTTCTTCTGACCTGAGACGATACTGATTCAGACAATAGGCCAATATTTGCATAAGAATAATTTAGCCTATTAGCCACAATATGTGGAAAAGTAAGTTCTACTGGAACCCCATATCCATATGTCATTGAGCACCCAGAAAATAATATGTCAACATTTTTATCAAACTCTTCGCACCTATAGTGCATCCTGTTATGATGATATAGTATATCATGCCTGTACCCAGTATGAATATATGACACAGAGTTTTCTTCTCCCAAATTACTTAAATACATAGCTCTTTTTTTATAATCATTCATCTCAAAATCATTATCAAAATTACCAAATATGGCATCTTGTATTGTTCCATGTAGTTTACCAGAGCGTTGCCAAGGATTATTTCTTCTATCAGACATATATTTTTTCTCCATAATATTCTTCCCACTGTTTAACGTCATTAAGATCATTTACAATAGGTTGACCTTTTACATTTAAACTTGTATTTAATAACATTGGTACACCAGTTTCCCAATAAAATTTTCTTAAAAGCATGTGTAGACCTGGATGCTGATCTCTATTTACTGTTTGGACCCTAGAAGTTCCATCTACGTGAACAACGGATGGAACTCTATCTGGATACTTACATTTAACTGCATATTGCATGTATGGAGATGAAAATTTCATATCAAACCATTCGCTTGCAAACTCTTCTAAAACAACTGGTGCAAAAGGCCTATACTGCTCTCTTTGTTTTATTTCATTAACCTTTTCTTTAATATCAATTGTTCTTGGATCGGCTAAAATACTTCTATTCCCCAAAGCTCTCGGGCCATATTCTGATCTGCCAGAAGCAACAGCAGCGATGCCATCTGACATTATCTTTTTAAATAACTCTTGTGTAGGATAATCATTTCCTAGTTTATGCCCTAGATATGGGCTTGTCCAATTTATATGCTTTCCATACAATGCTGCTGCAGCACCCAATGAACTGCCAGAATCTCCTGGGCTTGGCATAATCCATATGTCACTAAAAATTTCCCATAGCCGAGTGTTTGCAGAACAATTTAATGCACACCCACCCATAAACACTAAATTTTCTTTTCCAGTTTTTGCTTTAGCATATCTCATAAACTCTAATAATCTTATCTCATAAACTTTTTGTACTGCTGCTGCAAGGTCGAACTTTCTTTTCTGAAACCATTCTCCTATATATCCAGTACCTTCTGTTCCTGCAAAACAAGGGACGTGGCCCCAATCAAAATCTATAATTCCTTTATGAAAATTATATTTTTGATGTTTTATAGAAGGGAAATAAGAATTTACCTGATCAAAATATCTATCTGGATCTCCATATGCCGCCATACCCATCATAATATATTCCTCTTCGTTTGGCTTTAGTCCTAACAAATCTGTAAATGCAGAATAAAAAAGTCCAAAGCTAAAGGGGTAATTGTTTTTATAAATAGATTTTATTTTTTCACCTTCGCCAACCCATATTGTTGAGGTGTTATATTCTCCAATAGAGTCTAGTACTACTATAACCGCATCTTTAAATTTGCTGGTATAGTATCCAGCTGCCGCATGCGAATAGTGGTGCTTAAACGATGTTTGAGGCACCGCCCTGCCAAAGATGTTCCTAACTGTATACCTTGGCCTCCAATCGCTAGAACCACCCCTTAGAATCAGCCTAGAGGCTTTTAAAAGGGGTTTCTCATAATAGGCTATCTTATCTGGAAAGCCATATGTTAATGCATCTTTAATTAAAGAATCATTTACATACCAATCATTTTTTTCTCTACTATATCTTTCCGAATGACCCGCAAAGAGTATCTCGCCGTCTTTAATTAAAGAAACAGAGGCATCGTGAGAAGTTTCATTAATACCCATTATTATCATTAGTATATATACCTTCTATTTTCTTTATTCTTTTTAAAAAGTTTAATTTTAATTTTTTGAACAATATACATTATTCTATATATAAATTGTTTAATCATTAAAAGCCTTTTCAAAAATTTCTGCAATGTGGTAGTGCTGGTGTGTCCCATAGTGAGATCCATCTGTTCCTCGCTCAAATATTCTTGGATCTAGGTCTCTTATATCTTCATGACATTCAGTTTTGTTATAAACGGTTTTTGTTGTAATAAATTTTTCATAACCAAAAGGATCTTTCCCATAATAACCTTCTACATTCCACATATGTTCTTCTGAGTCTACATAATTTTTATAATTTGCGCTAGACATCATTGAATTAAATCCCATGTCATGACTAGACCAAATTAATTTTATATTAAAATTATCACAGTATTGTATTAAATTTTCTATTGCTCTCATGCTATAAAAAAATGGAATGTCTGGCGTTAAAATACTTTCTAGGTCAAATGGCATCTTTTGATACTTTTCAAACTCTCTTCTTTTATTTCTTTGGAGGTACAAACAAGTCAAATACTCTGGGTTTGGTTCTCTAGGATCTTCTTCTCTAATGTGATCTGACGTTATATATTTTCTCTGAGTAGGTATTTGCATTCTGTATGGATCTGGTAAGAATAAAAATAAAGTTTTTGGTGCGCCAAATTCTTTAAAGTATGCAAACAAATTATTAACTATAGATGGTATTGAACCTCCAATAATCGATAAGTTAGGTATTTCTACATTTATTCTTTTAGACAAAATACTAGGCCAAATAAATTGTTCTTCTACACCCACTCCAAATGTTTGCGAGCATCCTGCAGCTAAAAAATCTTTTGATTTTTCAAATTTTAATCCTCTGTATCCGTGAGAATTATAATCATATGTTACAAAATCATGCTTGAGGCCAGACCGACCTAATGTTTTTAAATAACTAAAATTGCCCTTGTCTATTTTATTATATAGAAGTGTATTATAGTTTTCATCTGTTAAAGATATATCTCCTAGTGGATTTAAAAACCATTCATTATAACTCATTCAAATTTTCCTGTTCAACTAAATTTTGAACATACTCAGAAAAATGTTTCCTAACTGAGCCATTTGGCCTATGCCCTAAAGACTTCCAGATTCTTTTATATTCCATACAGTTTGAAAAAGTTGTTGGGCATACGGTAATTCCATTATAGTCTTTTAAAACAGTAGGAAGAGGAACATGTTTACCGCAACACTTACACTCTTTTGCCTTTTCTTGATACGTACTCATACTATCTCCATCCCTTCTAAAACATTTGACAAACTTTCTGGCATCCTGGGTGGACGAATCATGTTTGTACTAATAACATCTGACCTATCTCTACTAAAATCATCATACATAGACATTGATTCGTAA